CGGGAGAAACAACGAGCGGATCATGGGGCCCAACTCTGGATCTCTCGCCGGGATTTGTTGCAGATTGGGGTTGTTCATACTGATCCTACCGCTAACGGTGCCCCCGTCATCCGACCGGATCTGATTGACGTGCCCGTGGATGCGTCCGTCGGGACCAACGTGCTTCATGATCGAAGTAATAAAAGTCCCTTGAACCTTATTCAGTTCCCGGGCCTTGACGACTAACTTAGGAAAGTCATGCGGATGCTCCGAAAGAAAGGACTTGGTAAAAGACGGCGCACCTTTTGTTGTCTTGGGGTATTGCAGACCCAAGGTGTCGAATGCTTTAGCCAAGGACGCGGCTGCCCAGATCTCCACATCAAACCCCGAAAGACTTTTAATGCTTTTCAGGGTTTCCTTCTCGCGCTTGAGCAATTCCTGTTTGGTCCGTTCAGCGCGATCCAGATCCACGCGGATTCCGCGCCATGTCATGTCGATCAAACATGGTGTCAACCGGCTTTCCAGATCAAAGACGGTGGAAAGGTCTTCCGCTGCTAACCGAACTTTAAAAAATTTGTACAGATCCAGTGCCAACTTGGCGTCCTGCTCTGCATAAGAACCAACAAACTGGGCGGGCAACTTCCAAAGTTCAGCCTTGGGATCGACCCCGAAATCTATCGCGGCCTCCGTTAGGGTCCGTTCAGATTTTGCCTCACCCAGATAATCGAAGGCCAGTGCGTTCAGAGAAAAACTAAATCGGTTCTCGTCCAACAGTGAGCCCATGATCATGGTGTCTATGGTTGGACCGTTCATCGTGATGCCCATTTGACGAAGCCAACCCGCGTCGTACTGTGCGTTGTGCATAATCTTTGGGCAATCGGTAGCCAACTGTTTCTTCAGCCAGTTTGTGACAATGCGCTTATCCAGATTCCCCCCGCCCAAATGAGCGATAGGAAGGTATCCCATCCAGCCTTCGACTGCGACGGCTATTCCGACAACCTCACCGTTCCCGGTAGGCCATCCGGGGCCTTGGGTTTTAAGATCCGGGTCCCGTGTCTCCAAGTCCACGGCAATTTCTTTTGCCCCGGTCAGATCGGGAAGAGGGTCCGGTGGAACCCATTCGGAAGGGGGTGTAAATAAAGGGAATTGTAATCTACTGATCGTGTTCATTCTCATACTCCATCAAGATTTCAACGTAGTGCCGGACTTTTTTTAAATCCTCAATTCCCCCTTTATCCCTCCAACGTGTGATGTATTTTACGATATTGCCTTCGATAAAAGGCAGCTTGTTTGCCAGAATATATTCAATCGGTTGAATCTTCTGGTTCTTGTAATGTTCGCCTGCAATCTGTTCTTCTAATGACTTCAAAGTGGGTAACTCCTGTAAAAGTTCTCGGGTGATACCGTGAATAAATTCTCTCTGGTGCGTGTCACGGCCACGTAGAATACGCGGTGCAGTGAATCCGGGTTCGTTTCCAGCGTCTGCTCAGCCGCTACAGTCAGGTCTGTAAACAGCACGACGTTATCGGCTTCGCCTCCCTTGGCCCCGTGGATCGTGGACAATTTAATCCGAGGAGCGGAATCCAAATCCTCCCCCCGGCGTATCAGAGCATTCACATAGGCCCGGTCTACGTCCGGCAATTTATCGAGTGCCGTCTCCCAGTCCATGTCGAGTGTCGCCAGTAAACCAAATTCATTTTTTAAACGCGAAAAGGTAAATAGCTCATCGCCCTCGGCCAGTATTCGTTTTTTCCCACGCGCTACGCGCACACCGTTTCCTGTCATATAGGCATAAAGTGTTTTAACTGACGTCAGATTGATCGGTTCGTTCTTTTGTAGCTTTTGCCACGCATCCAAAGCGGTACGAATTTTTAAAGTCAGGCTAGGCGACCCGCCGTGTTCAAAAAAGTAACCCTGCTGTTTTAAAAAATTCCTCACCGGGTTCATAAAATAACGCGCCTGCGCCAGAATTAGCCAAGAGCCTTCCTCAAACGTCAGGTTTTCAATTGTCTGTACAGTTTCTAATCGACCTAAATCCTTTCGAGGTAAGTAATTCTTAGGGAACCGACGGATTATTCGCTTGGAAATCCGCTCGGCTAACGTATGTACGTTTGCTGGGATGCGGTAACTCTGCTCCAGAACCTCAGATCCTCCCGGCAAATTAATAAAATGTTCAACGTCAGCGCCAGCCCACTCATAGATCGCTTGGTCATCATCCCCAGCGCAATACATTCTTTCTGATTTATCATCGATCACATGAGCAATCTTCCACTGCAAGGGAGACAAATCCTGCGCCTCATCCAACATGGCAATCTTAAACTGCGGACAAACGTCCGGTCCCATCGCAGAAAACAGCTCCAGCATATCGGTATAGTCGTACAACCCGTGAATCTTTTTGTATTTCGCAAGGGCTCTGGCCACGTAGTCTACTTCACGCCACGTGTAATCCACACTCGATTGGTTGTAAAGCTGCTGGAGCGGCATCATCTTCAACCGCGCCAGTGTAATAAGACGCAAAACTTCTGATTCTTTTCTTAGCGCACTCGATAAGTTTTCATCAACCTCGTCCTGACGGGCTGCAGAAGACACCAACTCAAAGCCAATCCGGGATTCAATCTCCCTGTAATGTTCTGACTGCATGAGCTGTTCTGATTTCAAACCGGTTAGGTGAAATGCAAGACTATGCATGGTTCTAAAATAAGGGAGATCAGAACGTATATCGAGCCCAAACCGCGCACAGGCTCTTTCTTTGGCTTCGTTCGCAGCCTTTCGGGTAAACGCAAAGAAAGCCATCTGCTGGGAAGGCACCCCGGATGACAAAGACTTGTCCACAATGTCCAATAACGTCGTGGTTTTGCCCGTCCCCGGGGGACCAAATATCCTCAACATTCGATGCACCCTTTCACAACAAAAATTGGAGTATCCTTACCCACATACGCTCCAACGACATTGAACTCCATCCACTCAATGGCTTCTTTCTCAGACCAGTCGTTGTTTTCCATAAAAATATCAACGCACTTGTCATAGTCGTAAACCAGAATCTCCCCTAAATCCGGGCGATATGCGGTCCCAATTAATGCCTCGTCCAAGCCATCTGCCTTCATCAAAACGGAACGTCCCCGTCATTAGTAAATTGTGGGGTCTTGACCGGCGTTTCGCCCATCGCAAAAGCTGGGATAGACCAGACTCTAATTTTCTTTCCCTTAACTTTTAACTGCCTTGCTTCCCCGTTTAAATCCCGAAGCCTCTGAGCCAACTGATGAGACTTGTAAACTTTAAAATTCGCCTTAACCAGATAACCTTCTAAATCTTTTAATCGGAAGTAGGTGATCTCTTCTTCTTCATCCGTCCAAGGCCGTCTGAGAAGAATGTCTTCCTTGTCTTCGCCACGTTGCATACCGGTAGTAAATTCTTCCAGATGATCTACAAACTGACCCGTGATGCTCACGTCTTCTGAAACCTCTACAATAGAGCCTTCGGTATCCGTCATGTCCCCCAGCAACCCATTGATACGCTGCTCCCACACCGCCTTCTGGGCCGTTCTAGGGAGGAAATTTAGCTGCTCCACACAAGCCTTCTGAAAAGCCGCCTGATTCATCAGGTCATCGGTGGCTAATTCCAAAGGCTGACCGTTCACATCCAGAAACCAAACGGGTGGAATCGAGTTATATTTACGAAGGTTAGCGATCTGAATGCCGCTCACTGCAGCATCAATCCCAAACTTACGTGTTCGACATAACTCAGGGTTACAGTACGCATTGATAGGGGCGTCTTTGCACTTGTAGGCGTAATCTTTTTTCTGGAGCTGCTTTGCCACGATGTTTACTTCGTTTAGCGGAAGCGGAGGATCAACGTACTGCATATTGTAGTTTAGGATTTCCCCCTCCCATGAATCCGGGTACGCCTTGCGTAAGTAAACCCCAATATTAAACAGGCCGTTGTTCCGTGCGCCTTCCCCTATTTTCTCTCGACAAAGAATCTGTAGACAAGGTGGCCCGTCAGGCACGGGCAATGTCTCGTCTTCATCGACTGTCAAAGCCAGCATCTGCTCATGCGTTTGCACGTGCGTATCGACCAGCTCAAAAAATTCATCTAACGTAGCTGCCGTGGCATCGTCATTAAATGCGTAACGCAAACCGCCTTCTGCATCGTAGTAAGGCGTGTTTAAAAAGTTACCCACATCGCCACGATCTAAATTCAATGTAATCTGTTTCGGAAAAATCTCGCTGCCGCCATAACCTAGCGCAGCGCAAAGGTGGGTCAAAACCTCTTGCATGTCTTTAGCAGGCACCCAATCGTCGGTAAACAAAAAGACGTGTGCTCCGCCGGACTTGGACCGGCAAACCACTAGAGGCAGTTTAAGCTGCCGAATCTTGTTGATTAATGCTTTGTGATCAAAGTTGTATTGATCAATGTCGATGCAACCCCATTTACAGGAGTTGTCTTCATTGATGGGAAT